AAGCAGGATATGGTCGTGATTTCTTTTCTTTGCCAGACCGACAACATTTTTTGCCAGTCTTTACATCACGCCAATCTTCTTTAAACCATTTAGTTAAGCCGCCCTTAGGTTTAGCCATTATGCGTATCCACCACCACGTTTCTTATAGGTTCTAACAAGCCAGGCATTTGCGTACGCACTAGGATATACCTTAAATTTACGTTTTGCTTCTGACTTTACTGAAGCGTATAATTTTGGATTAGAAGGTTTTGAACCGCCTTTTTTTACCTTAGCTCCCCCTTTTTTTAAGCCAATTTTTTTTATTCCTTTTGTTTGATTTTTTAAAGATTCTAATCTTTTTAATTTGTTGGTTCTTCCTATTAGTTCTTTTTCATTAGTTTGATTTTTTAAAGATTCTATTCTTTTTTTAGTTTTATCTTTTCCAGCCATTCGTATGCTTCCTTTATTTCTTCTATCGTTCTACCGCATCCTATACAGATGTCGTCTTCTAATGTGCAAACACCGATGCACGGAGTTATAATCTGCCTGTCCATTTAGCTACAAACCAAGCTGCTAATCCTGCGAAGAATACTATTATAATAAAACCTATACTGTATCCTATGTACTCCATTAGTTCTGCTTGGCGTTTAGCTGCCATCTTTTCTTGATAGCGCCTAGACTTTCTTGCTTCTGCTTGGAACTCTTGCCAATCCTGCCACAATCCAGGTCTACCTAGGTATATCATCATCTTCTTGAGTTCTTCTTCTTTTTCTCTTATTTGCTCAAGAGCCATGAACTCTTCTAAATCTGCACCACCTATACCTTTGGCTTTTTTCTTTTTAAGGCTTTTCTCTATAGCTTCTTTAGAAAAAACAAAATCTGATATTTGTTTAGCACAACCTGAAAGCTCCTTCCCATTCGATATAAAACTTTTTATTACTCCGAAGGCTGCATTTGCTGCTGCAAGTTCTGCTAACATTATCTTTTCCTTATTGGCTTACAATATGCAGTTATCTGTAAATTAGGTCCTTCCATTTGTGGTATTGAAGGTTGCTTGTGTAACCTCTCTGCAAAGTACAAGCATCTATTTAAATCTTCAAAGGTTTGTGTTTGGTCTACTACTCTTAATCCCATCATAAACACTAACACAAACTCAATCATTAATTAACAAAGTCCAGCTCCAGCTGTTCCTCTGTTGATTTTTCTTTATGGCACTTACAATTACACTCTTCACAATCGCAATCATAACATTCGCAAGTTTTGCATCTATCCTTTTTCATTCTCGTTCTTTCTCTTTAGTTGTTCTTTTGCTTTTTTTGCGAGTGCTGCTTGTTCGTTTTTCCCAGATACTTTGGCTCGTTGTTCGAGGACAGTAAGGATTTGTATTTTACGAGCATACGGTTTTTTAATCTTTTTAACTTTAGATATCGTAGCTTTAGCATCCGATACAGTCGCGAACTTAATGCTGACAGTGTCTTTAGGATTCTCATCTGTATATAGCCTCCTACCTGAGCCTTTAGGTTTTTTACCTGTGCCTACTTTAGGGTCACTTTTTTTTCTTTTTGGTGCCATCTGAATACAAATTATTAAAAGTTATTGAAGGGTCTAAGTAAGTCTCATGAGACTCTGCAGAATGTGTATGCTGTGAAGGTATAAAATCAGGTGCCCCTTCTCCAGTTCTCCATAGTGCAGGACTTGTTGCCCTTACTCTATTATTAGGCAGGGCTACTACGTTACCTGTCCATTTACCCGCATCAGTTAAATATAATACATGAGATTGTTTATGTTGTGAAGGGTCATCCGCAATATCATTGTCTGTATAATCAACTGTAAACAAATACTTACCTTTGTGAAACTGGTTATCTATTTTACATAACCATGGAGAAGAGCTTACTCTATCCATAACTACAACACTGTGTGTTCGCGATTCGCAGTCCCAGGGCTGGCATAAGTGGTCTTCCATGGGTACTGCCCAGTCTTCGACTGGTATGTCCGCTACAAGGGCTTGTATGGGCATCCTAGCCCACATTGCTCCCCCATGAACATTCTCATCAGGACAATCTTCTCTGTCTATTTCGCAACCAGTAAAAACAACTTGGAAGCTTAAAGACCTATCTGGGATTGTGTTTACTGCTATTACCATTGCATGAAGAAACTCTCCATGGTATCTTTGATGATTACAAGTAAACTCCCTACGCACCCAACACTTAAAATGAGGTACGTTACTTATGAGATATGACATTACTTCTTTTTAATAGCTCCGCCTCTGGCATAGCCTTTGGTCATTTTAGAGCCTCCCATCATCATTTTCTTCACTTTAGCACCGCCCTTAGCGTATCCTTTAGTCATTTTCTTTTTAGTCGCTTTTTTCTTCATAGCCATGAGTATCTCCTATAGTGCTATTTTCTTCTTCTTCTTCTTATTTAATAAAGAAAAAGGTTGGTATTCTTTTCCAGAATATGTCTTTACTGTATCTTTTGTAGTTTTAGTAGATAAACCAGGAACATTTGATATCTCTTGCCCTTTAAATCTCGTGGGAAGTGCAGGCATATACTCTTTACCTGAGAATTGTCCGGGATTACCTTTTTTATCTACTATAGAGTCCTCTAAATCCTTTGTTATCTTTGCAGCTCCATCATCATGAAACTTACTTTCTTTTTTTGACTTAGCTTCTCTCTCAAATCTTTTACGTTTAATCCCATCTAAACTTTGGGCAAACTTTTGCAAACTAGAACCTTCTTTTAATCTAGGTACATTAGTGGGTAGTTCCATTATGTGCTTTGGCTTCTTCATGATTTCATATTCTTAGTAATAGCTTTTTGTCTAGCTGTTTCGTACCCAGACATCTTTCCATCTTTATCAAGGTCCCCAAGTAAAGCACCTTTCATTAATCTTGGCACGTTAGTTGGTAAATCCATAATTGGCTTTTTAGGAAGTTTTGCAGCTCCTCTTTTATTTTTGGAGACTCCCTCATTCTGAAACTTTTTAATAACATCAGCATCAGACATGCTATCTGGTAAATTCATTTTAAATCTATATGCACTCGCTAATCCTTTTTTGCCTGCATCAGGACGCATTGTCATTTTACTTGTGTCTATTTTGTCATCACCTTTGCCAATTTTAGCAACAGCTCTTTTAGACTCTGTCATAGACTTTCTGTCTTTGGCTTTTATTATATCTTTATTTGTAATTCTTTCCATTATACAGGTACCCCTAATTTAATAATTCGTGCTATTAGTCTGTCCGCTCTCGCAGTTGTCTGCTTGTACCATCTGGAATCTTCCATCTCATCGGCAGCACGTGTCCAATCAGAATCATTAACAGCAGCTATAAAATTCTTAAATTTACTTAATCTGGGTCTTCCTAATTGAAAACACATATTAGCAATTACTAATTGTGCTTCTTCAGGTAAGTTATCAAAGTCAGGAAATATAATATTACAATCTCTTATAGTAACATCTATATCTTTGGAGAACCAATCATTAATTTGTTCATGTGAAACTTTAGTACCTATAGGCTGTTCATAAAACTCTTCATCCCATTCTGTAATAAGGTGTCCTATACCCCCCGTTAAATGCCCTAATGAGCAATGGTATGTTTCGTACATAACGCCTTCATCATTGGCTATATCATCTTGTAGTGTAACTAAGTTCATTTACTCATCCTTAAATTCTTACTTCTCTCGCCTGCTTTTTTGCCCATAGTCTTATATTGAGTTTTTAAGTTAGCCGTGGGGTTGCCTGTTGCCTTATTAGTTAAATTGACTTTACTTACATTTGTTGGTTTTATAAGTCCTTCATCCAACATTGCCCTTAACTCTGGAACTTTAAATTGATACCCTCTATGTATAGTTGGTATATTTATTACTTTGTTATTATACTTAAATGTTCTGGACTGCTCAGATACTCTTTCGCCATCTTTATTTATATATACAGGTCTATTTACAGGTTTACCTTTATACGTAGTTTTTAAATTGGTTTTTCTACCTACAGACTTTTTACCTTTTATATAATCTTTGAATGCCATTACTTCTTCTTGAACATCTTTGCAGCTTGTCCAACTCCCTTGATTCCGAAGCTTGCACTAATTGCAATATATAATAAGTACTGATACCACTCTGGAAGAGTTGCCAGTATTTTAAATCCATGTTCCACATATTCCGTCATCCCTGGAATAAAAACTAATACCGCTGGGGTAAGTAGTACAACTAACGCAAACTCGTCTTTCCAAGAATCCACCGAAGCATCAGCCATCTTGCCTTCCCATTCGACCTCTCCTGCCGCAACTTTTTCTGCAACAGTAGCACGAGCTCTAGCCTCTGCGACCTTAGCCTGTCCTTCAGCCTTTGTTTTCTCAACTTTGTTTTCAAACCATGTACCAGCTAAATTAGCTATAGGTCCAATTAACGCTGCGAGCATTTACATTCCTTTTTATCAAATCTATTGTCTATCCAGACTTTACCGTAATATAATATAAATAACCAAACTGTAAAAAGAGCACCTTCTAAGTAAGATAAATCATTCCATGCATCTAATACCATGTTTTCCATTATCTTCTCCCTTGAGACTCATGTAGTAGTTTTACGTATCTCATGTAACAATTATTACTGATACGACTAAAAAATTTAAATAATCTAAAATTAACTTCTATTAACACTTCCATCTTCTCCTTGCTTGTCTTAAACGACTATTAGGATTCTTAGCTGCTTTAGGAAACTGTTTCATCTGACCAGCACTTCTAGCACAGAATGACTTTCTCCTCTTTGCTGATTTACTTCCTGGTTTTACTTTACCAGTGACAGCAGTCTTTAATTTACTACCAGGGTTCTCTCTACGATACTTAGCCACACCTTTTTTGGTCATACCTGCGCCAGACTTAGTTGGTCGCTTATGCCCCCCCTTTATAGTATGCCCTTTCATCCCTGCCATTATATATTCTCTTTATCCATTCTTTTATCTAAAGAGTCCTTGCACTTGTACTTCATAGGAACATACCCAGGCATATGCTCTGGTAACTCTTTAGCTATTTCATACGCTCTTTGTGCACATTGCTTCTTAGTATCATATGGTCCATACAAATCAGACAAGGTATGACATAGATTTGGATTACTCACCATACATACTAAAACAAATGTTTCAAACATATTACTTCCTAAAAGTAAACGGACGAGACCGACATCGGTATAATCTCGTCCTAAACTTGAGTAACTGCATCGAACCCCGCAGGAATAAGTACAGTATCAAGCTACCCTTTGCTGATAGAGATTACTCTCTACACATACTGCGACATACCCTCCGCTACCAATGCCTTTTCTATATCCTCAACGCTGAAGTCTTTCCCAGTACGTCCTTTTAGAGCCGCACGTATATAAATAACGTGGTGGCTCGGTATATGTGTTTTAAATCTACCATATTTCTCATACTCGTAGCAGATTTGTTCTAATAAAGAACCATATTCTGTTTCTGAACTCATAATATACATATTATACCACACAATGCTATAATTGTACATAAATTAGTGTCAATAAATATTTATTTTTATTTAGGGGGTTGACAAGGTGCCAAAAACTTGGTATAAAATCCATGTTTTTCTTTTTTGCCCTTTTTTCTTTTTCAGGGTGACACTTATATGCTCCATCAGGAGCTTTTTTTATGTCTGGAGAAACCCCCGTGGTCCATATATTCAGAAAAACTACAAATACCCCCAAAAGATACTTTAGAAAAGAGTATAAATCACCCCTGTTGTATCAACGAGGAGAATATGTCATTACGAAAATCCCCCAGAAGCAGAAACCCGATAGCGATACAGCTGCTCTCATACAAAAGTTCCGTGAAGAAGAACAAAAAGAAAGAAATTCCAAGAAAAAGAAGAAATAAGCCCCCTGGTATAAGGGCTTAAACCCTTGATTTTACTACGATAGCTCCTATATGGAGCTTTTTTTGTCTCTAAAGCAAGTAGCCGCCCTCTGGTATATGAAACTATTTACCTGATTTTAGGTCATTGCTGTACACGTGTACGGGCATACCCCCACTGGGTCATGCGTACCCTCTAAAATCACACAATATTTATATAATAAAATCAATGTGTTACCTAAGATAAAGCCTTTTATAGCCTTGTACAGCGACAAAGTTTTATTTTCGGTTAGCCTTAGCCACTTTTTTTCTTTAGCTCTGTATAAAAAGATTATAGGACTATGCAGGCATGATTAATTTTGTACTTAAAATTAATCTATAACGTCAATTATTTGACTATATCTATGTCAATTTATTGGCAATAGATTTGTCAGATTATTGACAATGCCTGCGGATGATAGATATAGTCTTTAGTCCTTTGATAGTAGTACAAGTATGATAGTAACAGAATAATATCTGATAGTAATGTAAGCGAAAATTTTTATGATAGTTTGTCAATGTTTTGACTGATAGTAAGTCCTTGTATTTACTAGGTTTTATTTCTCGACGTCGTGGAATTTAATTCAATAAAATCAGCTACTTATAATTAATATTATTGTTTGCATAACTTGTCATAATTTCGTATATTTAATTATGAGTTTTGAATTGTTCGAAACTCTTTAACTTAATATCTTTGAAAGGATATATTATGACAAACTTAATAAACGAAGATTTCAAAAAATCAGTAATTGAAACTGATATTAATAAAATTAATCATATCATTGTTGGCGTTTTAAAGCCCATGTATGAGGGGGAAAAATCCCAAGCTAAGTTAGGCGTTACTCTTGGGCTTGCCGTCGCTGATTGGGTTGTGTTGGCTATGTCAGGAGAAAATACTGCAAACCAATTACCAACTCTAGACCAATGCAAGAGCCATTTAAAAGATTTAATAAAATCTTTTGTTCCTAAGGTTGAAAATGCAAAAGGTGAATCTGTGCCTGATATGAACGAGGTTAATAAATTAAATTCTCATGTTCAAGATGCTTGCAAAATGGCTCTCCTTGTTGCTGGTGCTAATACTGGATTTATTAAAGGTATCAGGAATGAAGAAAGAGCAGAGATTGTGCCATTAAATAAAGCCTTTGATAATAAGGGAAAATTAAAAACTGGATTAGTTGAAGATATTTTCTGGAGTCCAATTTCTACTTTTCCAAGACGAAATGATGGCACAGAAAAAGCCCCTATAGATGTAGAAAATTCTGCTGTTCATAGACCAACAACAATTAAATCTGTTCGTGATTGTTTTGGGGTTCATTTCGAGGGTAAAAAATTAAACTCTGGAAGATATGCTTTAGATGTTATCAAAGACACAAGAGATAAAACGGAGCAAGGTTTTGTTTTAACGACTCCTGAGGGTGGTTTAAAAGTTTCAGGTTTAAAAGATGCTATTCAATTTATTACCAATAGATTTGAAGATGGCGACGTTGAAATGATGCTAGTTAAAGATGATAATTCTAGCAAAAATTGTTTAAATGCTATTGAACAATTTATCAAAGTATTTCAGCAAAAAAAATCAAATGCTTTAGCAGAGATTAAATCTTTAGAAGAAAATGAAAAAGCAGAAATAGAAATGAAAAAAGCAAGATTTAAAAAATCAGCTTAAAAAACTTTATTCCCCAAGCCCAAGATTATTAATTTAATCTTGGGCTTTTTTTTATGTAATTTTAATTACTATCAAAATTTGTTTTTTGTTCCAAAAAACTATCATGGAATCCTTCGGATACCTTCTATCATATATGTTTAGTCGACACTACTATCAGTGGCTGTGGCTTAATAAAGGAGAGGATTTTTAGTTCACATATTTTTTATACTTAGGTTGCCGCCACGACTCTGTTTGCTTAACTATGTTGTTATTGGTATTATTAAGGATACTAAAAATTAACTTTAACAAGGAGAAAAAATGGAAGTGCAATACGTTGTTCAGTATCTCTGTGATGATTATGATTATGCCAGAAGTATGGCTACACCAGCACAGATAAAAAATGATACTGTTGAGTTCGTAACTTTATCTCGTTACAGAACTCGTGAGTTAGCCGAGCAAGGCTATGGTCGTTACATGAAAGTGTTTCAAAATCTATTTAGAATTACTATTGAGGAGGTCAACTATGACACCAGAGCTAAACGCTGTTAGAGTCTATCGTATCATATATACGTCAGGCTCTAGTCCACAAGCCCACGAGTTTACCACAGATAAACCTATGGAAGCTCGAAGGAAGTATGAGTTTTTAACTTCAGATATTGCAAAAGATTTACTTCAAGCAAAGATTTTGTATTCTGGTTTCGATGGAGAATTAAGTCATGAATGAGTGGCTTATAGCCCTGCTAATGTCAGTGGCTTTCGTGGGAGGTTTTATCGCAACCTTCTTACTTATTGTACTTTATTAACATAGGAGAAATCATGAGTACATTCGATATAAATAAGTTTGATATTCGCAAACGTGAATATGATAACAAATACGTAATCTGGTCTAAACAGCGTTACGTTCACAATGATGGCAAATTGCCTGACACATTCAATGGCATACCATTAGTCGTTGTTAATTCACATCATGACGCCACAGAGTTTCTAAAGAAAGCTCAACAACACGCTGACAACTACCAAGAAGTTGCCAGTAAGTATGGCGTTCCTGATGAAGTTGAGCGTTTTGTAATAGGTGATACAAATGGCTAAGTTCACACATAAACACTATGAGGAGATTGCCAAGATAATTGGCAACTCCAATATCTCTGATGCAGATGTTACTTTGCTGACTGGGTTCTTTAAAACAGACAATCACAAATTTGACTGTGGTCGATTCCTAAATGCAATAGCAAAACAAAGAGATTCAAACTTCTGCAGTTCACTCGAAGGTTCGGTCACTCGCGACCAACTATAATCAATTCACACTCACAACACTAGCCCTGTCTTGTTTGCACAAGATGGGGCTTTTTGCTATTATTAAGAATAATCACAATAAAACAAGAGAGGAACGTATGTTTTATGAATGTAAGAAATGTGGGGATAACGTCCCAATCAAACGAAAGACTGTGGCAAAATTCTTCACTGATTATTGTGTTGGCTGTGCTTCTACTATGGATTCTGGTATCAAAGCTATTTATTCGCTTGTACCTACCCATAAGGGAGCGTATCAACCAGTAACTAACAAGAAGCAAATTTATGATGCGACTTGTAATCCTAAAAACTTTGACTTTAACTTATCGGAGGCTTTAAATGGCAAATAGAAGTTTGTTTGGTAAATCAACCAAACCAGAAAATGCGTACGCAACATACAGAGTAGATAATCCTAGTAATGGTATGTACTTTGAATGGAGAGTGCTTAAGACTTATCAATCCAAAGAGAACGAGGATAAAAACCAATATGCTCGTTGGTATTGTGCAGTCAAATCCCCAATGACTCACGACCAGTGGGAGTATGGCGATACATACATCAAAGACATCATGTCTGTTGGTGCTAAACTTGTTAGTTCCACTGGCAAGTGGCGTGAGCATTACAATGATGATTTGTTGTATAATGTTGCTGACAATCTCAAAAAAGTTGGCTTGAACGTAATCACATTCGATTAGCCACTATTCACTTGTTTGCACAACTAAGTGCAATTTCGTATAATTAAAGAAATCGGGAGTTTCGTCTAATGGAAAGACTCCAAGTTCCAACCTTGAAGATGTGGGTTCGATTCCTACAACTCCTGCCAACAATTAAATAGAAAGGATAAGCTAATGCCTAGAGCATTCAATGACTATGAAATTGTCATAGTCCAATATCGTACTCGCTCTGACGACATAACATTCCTCGGTGAGGTTATGGGTTACAGCGATAAGAAATATACAGTTCGTACACTTGCTTCACTTGATGGCTATTACAGAGTATCATGTGACTTCTTCATTCAGTGTCATGTGTATGAACTTCGACGAGCTTCACAAGCTGACATTGATAATATGACAAACAAACAAAGAGCCGTTCTTAACGGTATTTTGAAAGATTGGAGTTATTACGATGGTAATACTTATCGCAATGGCAGCATGAAGAAGGGTCTTGCATACACATCTTTCGCCTTAAAGCGATTGATTGATGCAGACTACAAACGACGATACGCTCACACTAAACCAAGAGAAAGGAATCGCTATGTTTACTAGCACAGATAAAAAAGTCCCGACATATAATGTAGGGCAAACAATACAACGACGTCATGTATCAACTGGTCATGTATTTCGTTATACTCCTAGTAGTGGGGAAGGCTACATGTATGCTCACTTAGATATGTATCAAGGTGCATATTATTCTTTGAAGTTCAGCAGAAACGCTAAAGAAAATGCTACAGCAGTTCCTCTGAACTTTACATCAACTCCCTCTGGAAGTGACAGACTTAGTAATAATGTTCAGATTATTGGTCATTTTCAGTTTAATATTGACTTAAACCAAACACCTCTGTTGTCCACAATAAGTGGTGCAACTGATGGTCGTACTGTTATTTCATTACGTGATGACGTTGATGATAAAGGCTATCCTCATCTGTACTTAGTGCTTGGTAGAACTCACACCAGTAGTAACGAGGCAACTAATGTGCTAATTTTGCAGTTGACTAAAACAACTGGTAACAACACTCGAGAGTGGAGTGCTTTTCGTACATTGCCCCTCGATACTATGGTTGCAATTAGAGGTAATTCTGATGTCACAATTTATGAAGGAGGTGAATGATGCCCTATGCACTTAAAGAAACTTCTGGTAGAGGCTCACAAGTCCTGACATCTAAGTATATGCAGAATCTTGCAGAAACTGTGAACACAGAACTAGACAACCTAGCCGCAGAACTACAGTTACCTAAAGGACACTTTGCTAAAGTATCAACAGATGTACACCCTCTGGTTATATCTGCGGCTCGTAAGTTTCGTATACTTGCTCAACCAGTCCGAAAGTTTGCTGATGAAATACAGAATGCTCACCTAGGTATGTCAGGTAACAGATATGGCAGGTGTGAAGTCAAACTTTCTAAGCCAATCATGTGGGCTAGTGCAAAACCGGATACCTCTGGTTTGCAGTGTATTGCTTTTCTAAATTTAGATATGCACTCTGTCTATAATATGTCAGTGGAGAATCCTTGGACTCCTGATAATTGTATCGGTGTATCCAATTCTTTGGAACATGACTTACAGCATGAAGATAGGAAACAAGCATGGTTGCCTTTCTCACGAGGTCGTAGGCGATTGAATGTGAGAAAATCCATGTCACTTACTCGTGTGTTGGCTAGGTATGTTACAATCAATGACAATCCTATTGACCCAAAGACTGTGGATAATCTTGCACAGAAAATGCTTGATGTATACAAACCAATGCAGATGTATGAAGCCAATGACATAGAGAGTATGAGAAAGATGTACACAAAGTACAGCTCGGACACTCCTGGTTCTTGCATGGATAGCACTCACGGTTTCTACATGGATAGACCAGCTCAACCTGTTGATTGGTATGCTCTATGTCCTAACACTAAAGGCTATTATGTTTGTCGTGGAGATACAGTGCTTGCTCGTACCATTGTCAATCTTAATCAGAAAGATAACAAGTGGTACTACACTAGGATATATGCTACAAGAGATGTTTACACTGACGAACTAAAGAATCGTCTGAGAGACATTGACATTGTCAGAGCAGATAGCCCGTTGCAACTTGAGATTAAAACCAGTGTCAAAGACGTTATGTTTGAGATACCTCCTGCAAAAAGTGGTGATAATGTGGCTTGTCCTTTTCCATACTATGATTTTGTTCCTGCATCATCTATATGGATAATGCAAGACATTGATGCTAAAGGCGAGAAAGTTATTCGTTGTTGGTTAAGACCAAATGGGAGTCAGCCCGAGAACAGAAAGTGGGTTATGCCTAATGTTTCAAGTACAAATGGTTCTCATGTATTCGGTGAATGTGATGAGTATGCTAATTGTAGTAATTGTGACCATGAGTTATATCTACATGATGATGATTATTTACGAGCCGCAGACGGAACTATATTCTGTGAGGATAACTGTGCCGCAGAAAGAGACTACATCAGATGGCAAACATCAGATAACTGTGAGTGGAGACCTCTCAGCGGTTACGACATAAATAGTGGTGGCATAACTTGTGTATATGACCCTACTATATTTAGTAACACTGAAGCTGCGATGCGTTCTGGAGAAGGTATATTCTTTTACTGGCACCCGTGGGCAGACACAGAAGGAGTTTGCATGAGAAGTAGATGGGCAAATGATGCAGAATGGGGTATGACTACATCAATTACATTACCTTTGTATTTGACCAATCCTATTACTGGTAATCCTTATCGTGGTAACGAAACTGTTGGTACATGTTTCTCTCATCAATACAGAAACTGTTTTGGTGGTTATCAAGAATTGACAGCTAGTGGTCTTGCACCTAAGTTCCTTTCTATTCAAGCTACTCTTAAACGAGGTGATTACTCTTGTAATACGTCAAACCATGACTTCGTTAAGATAAACAAATCCAAAATATCCAAGTGGGATATTACGGGCTATGAAGCTGGACAAGTAAGCAATCTATTTGCTAATGCGTACAGAAACTTCATTGGTACAGACAATGCCTTAGGCTGTGCCGAAACTAACCAAGGCGTAATACTAATCGACAATAAACTTAACAACTAACTAAGGAGGACATATAATGTCTCAATATAACTTTGCGAACTGGAAAACAGTCGAAGAACCAAAAGTCGAAACAATGACTAAAGTAACTCGTGGTAAACAAGTGGACAATCTACTCTACGATTTACTGACTACAGTGACACCTCATGGCAGAGAGAATTTGATAAGTGATATAATTATACAAGCACTTACAAGTGGCACTAATAAACGTAAGAGAAACTTTACTACTCACTTAGATGTTAAAGGTAATCTTATCGTTAAGGTGGGAGACTACAAAAAATCTAAAGTAATGTTCAGTTCCCATATGGACACTGTACAAAGTAAAGCCTTGGTCAAGACTGACTTACGTCTTACAGATGAAGGTCATATCTATGCATCATACGACAAGGAAATTACTGAGTATGTTGATAAAGATGGTAAAGTCATAACCAAAGATGAGATTGGTGATTTTGCTGAGCAGTCAGGATTCAAGTATCCAAACTATATTCTCATGGGTAAAGGCAAAAGCAAACGTGTCTATGGCTCGTACAATGAGTTTGATGGTTGGAAAGCCACTGAAGTAGTTGTTGGTACTCAGACAAGTATTAAACCAGTATCAAGTGTTCTAGGTGCAGATGACAAACTAGGTTGCTACATTATGTGCAAACTAATACTCAATAACACAGATGGTCTATATATATTTCATGTTGGTGAAGAGTGTGGTGGTATCGGCTCAAGTTACATTGCTACATCAACTCCGGAAGTTGTTGAAGGTATGAACTACTGTATTGCTTTTGACCGATATGAGTATGGACATATCATCACTCATCAGTCTGGTGGTCGTTGTTGTTCAGATGACTTTGTTGATGGTCTGGCAGGAAAGCTGAATCCATTGCTTCCTCCAAAGCAACAAATGTCTGGTAACAGTGGTGGCTCATTTACTGACTCTGCTAACTACACTACACTAATACCAGAGTGTACTAATGTTTCTGTCAGTTACAAAAGTCAGCACACAAGTCGTGAGCACTTTGACTTGATATGGTTCAATGACATTTTGATTCCTGCTTTGATGAAGATAACATGGCATGACTTGCCAGTAGTCAGAGACCCGAACGAGGTGTCTACACCCTACAGTTCGCGTTACGGTTCGAGGTACACGAGCTCGCTTTACGACAGAACATATTCCTCGCACAAGAGTGAGAGGTCTGTGGTTTCAACAAGGAGCACTCTCACGAACTCAGAGCGAATGAATCAGTCTACTATAGACAAGTGCAATCATCTGCTTGACGATAAGTTTGATGGCTATGACCCTGAGGAAGGTCTGCCACAACATATGAGTGCTAAACAAAAAGTTGACTTTGTCAAATACACCTTTGTCAAAAACAATCTTAATCTTGAAGATATGGCTGAAATGGTCGTTGATGCTGAAGAAGAAGCTAACAAGAGATTGTTTGAAGATGAGAGACTAGATACTCTAGGCTTCAACTCTTCTTTTGATGCAAGGCGTTTTGACTACTAACAGTTGCCTCCCCTGCCCCCATTGGCTTTTGTCAGTGGGGGTATTTTTTTTTATTGACGTAATTTAAAAGCTGTGATATAAGCGAGAAACTTGCCGAGGGGTAAACCCTTAGAGAGGAACATGAAGATGAACATTAGAAATTTTATACAACAAAATGAACCTATGGACAATAGCTCTAACAGAATTAATTGTCCTGAGTGTGGTGGGAGAAATACGTTTACAATTACCAAGGAGTACGGAAAACTTCTTTGGAATTGTTATAAAGCCTCATGCAGGATAAAAGGTGCTAAAGATGTAGCTCGAACTAAAGATGACATCAGAAGTTTGGTCAGTTCGCAAAACTATCATTCTATCTATCATCTTTCAGAGCATTTCGTTCCAGTTCACAACCATTCACAATCTATGGCTTATTTGACTAGGAATAACTGTATCCATGCTTTAGAAGATAGGCTTGCCAAAATACTATATGACCCTAAACAAAATAGGACTGTCTTTATAGTCCAAGATGATTCACAAGTTTACGATGCTATCGGCAGAAGTTTCAGTAATAAAGTTTTGCCTAAATGGTATAGGTACGGCAACTCATCAAAGTTATTCACTTGTGGTGAACATGATACTGCTATACTCGTAGAAGATGCGGCTAGTGCTTGTGCAGTTTCACAAGTAGCAACTGGTGTGGCACTTTTAGGCACTAACTTAAAAGATGCCGACCTCACACCATTACGTAAGTACAAACACGTTCACATTTGCCTGGATGCAGATGCTACCCGCAAGTCGCTTGACATACACAAGTATTTGTCGTATTTTGTACCTTGTAGTGTAATTCGTCTTAAAGATGATTTAAAATATTTTAACAAAGAGGAGATTAAGAAATTAGTATGGAACAACAATTAATTAAACTCCTGATGCATAAAGAGTTTTTTGATGCAAATAAAACTCGTGTCATGCGTTCAATGTTTCCTAATGAGTTGACAGACTTATATGATACCATTGTAAATGGACACGAGAGTTACGAAAGGGACTTATCTTCACAAGAAGTGAGGGAAATATACAGAGTTAGTAATCCAACTGCCACTCGTGCAAAACGAGAAGCTGTGGCTGAAGTATTACAAGACATTGAGCATTTACCCGCAATAGGTTCTGACGTAGCTACTGATGTATTGAAGAAGATGTGGCAACAGGAAATAGGACGTAACATCGCAGATATGGGTCTTGCTATTATGGAAGGCTCACCTGAAAAGATTCACGAAGTAAAAGCATTGTTAGATAAATCAGAGCAAGGCTTTGTACCAGAAGATGATGTTGTACCGATTACAACTGACCTTGATGCATTACTAGAGTATGCACAGAATGAGAACTGTTGGGAGTTCAATGTACCAACATTAGGTAAGGCAGTTCGTGGTGGTAAGGCAGGAGAGTTTATGATTGCTTTTGCTAGACCTGAGATTGGTAAGACTGCTTTTTATGTTTCACTTGTGGCATCACCAAACGGGTTCTGTTCACAAGGTGCAGATGTTCACATCATAACTAATGAAGAGCCTGCACGTAGAACTATGCTCCGTGCAGTAAGTGCATACACTGGATACAGTGAAGACGATATATACAAGAACCGTTCACAAGCTAAACAAAAGTTCGTAGACATTGCACCTAATATAACTATGATTGACAATGTAGATGCATCTATTGAATGGCTTAATAAATATTGTGAGGATAAAAAGCCTGACATATTAATTGTTGACCAACTAGACAAAGTTGATGTGATGGGTTCTTATGCGAGAACAGATGAGAAGTTACGTAGCATATACACAAAGTTTCGTGAGATATGTAAACGTCACAATCTGTTTGGTATTGGTATCAGTCAAGCTAGTGCTGATGCTGAGGGTAAGACAAGTGTTACTTATGCTATGATGGAGAACAGTAAAACTGGTAAAGCTGCAGAAGCTGACTTAATCGTAGGCATCGGTAAATCTGATATTACTGACAATACTGATAAGAAAAGATACTTAACTATATCAAAGAATAAATTAACAGGTTTCCATGGCAAAATCATTTGCAATTTGGATACAGATTTGAGTAGGTATACAGCATGACAATAACGTATTTAGACGTAGAGACTACCTTTATGGTGGGGGAAAATAGGAGAACAGACCCATCACCATTTAATTCTAATAATAAATTAGTATCAGTTCAATATTCACATGATAATGGACCGATACAGTTTAACTGGTTTTATCACAAGGACATGGATGAAATGGCATCCGAGTTGACTGTGGGAGAATCATTTAATTTAGTACAAGATGTATTAGATAACACTACTGTGCTCATAGGTCACAACATTAAGTTTGATTTGATGTGGCTTTGGGAGAGTGGATTTAATTATGACGGACAAGTGTACGATACTATGATTGGCGAATACACTTTGTTGCGTGGGCAGAAGTGGGGGCTAAGTTTAGCTGACTCCTGCATACGTAGAAAAGTAGCTATGAAGAAGTCCGATTTAACTCACGATTATTTGAAAGATGGCATTGGTTTTGATGCTATGCCTATGGATACTGTGCAGGAATATGGTATTGCAGATATTGAATCTACTAAACAGTTGCATCTTGCACAAGAAGAGATTTTTAAAAATTCACACAACTCACCGATGCGAAAGCATTTGGCATTGATGAATAAGTTTCTTCCTATATTAGCAGTGATTGAACGTAACGGCATTAAGATTGACTTCACAACTCTTGAGAAAGTTCGTGTTGATTACGAGATTGAACAGAAAGACCTTAAAGCTAAGATGGAAGAAATATGTCGTGAAGTTATGGGGGATACAAATGTAAACTTTGCATCTCCAGAACAAGTAAGTCAGTTGATTTACTCACGTAAAGTAATTGATAAGAAGAAGTGGGCAGAAGCATTCAATATAGGTCTTAACGAAAAAGGGAAACCTTTGATGAGACCTCGTATTGGATTTCCACAATTTGCATCAATGATTAAAGCTATGACAACTCGTGTTCACAGAACTAAAGCACAACATTGTCACAAGTGTCATGGTAAAGGCGAGTTCTTCAAAACTAAGAAGGATGGACAGAGATGGAAGAAGGCTACAAAGTGCCCTGCCTGTTATGGTGCAGGTTACATTTATATACCTCTTCCTAAAATTGGCGGACTCACAATGAATCCTAGGGATATTTTTGATGCGTCTGCTAACGGATTTGCTACTGACAAAACAACATTAGTGAGATTACTAGGAATTGCCAAACATAACGGAAATATTAAAGCACAAGAGTTCCTAAAATCTACTGTGAGGTTAAATGCGGTTGACGTATATTTATCTAGTTTTGTTGGTGGCATATCTCGTAACACTAGAAGTAATGGTTTACTACATCCAAAGTTCAATCAGTGTGTTACTAGGACTACTCGCTTGTCTTCTTCTGACCCTAATTTTCAGAATCAGCCAAGAGGTTCTACTTTCCCAGTGAGAGCTGTGGTTGTATCTAGGTTTGAAAATGGTTCTATTCTACAAGCAGATTATAGCCAATTAGAATTTAGAATTGCCGCCCAACTATGTGGTGATGAAACTATGATTAAGGACATCATGAAAGGAAGTGATGTTCACAAATATACTGCTTCAATTATATTTAACAAGCCTGAAGCAGAAGTAACTAAAGAAGAACGTACTGAAGCAAAAGCACATACATTCAAACCTCTATATGGTGGTACAACAGGTACACCAAGTGAAATGGAATACTATAAAGCTTTTGTTAATAAGTACCCAAAGCTAGGAAAATGGCATGATACTTTACAGACTGAGGCTATATCGACTGGTGTTGTTACTATGTATACGGGTCAGCAATTCGCTTTTCCAGATACTAAACGACTTTCCAACGGAAATGCATCAGGAGCACCGTCTATTAAGAATTATCCTGTGCAAGGTCTTGCAGGTGGTTGCGTTGTACCGTTGGCACTTATTCATTTACAAAATGAACTTGTGCGTAAAAGAGTTACATCTAAGATTATTAATACAGTCCATGACTCGATTGTTTTAGATGTATATCCTGGCGAAGAAGAAGTTGTAGCACATATGACACATGAGGCTATGACTAAAGTAGACAAGCAGTTTGAGGAGCAATACAACGTAAGTTGGCAGGTTCCTTTAGCTGTGGATTTAGAAATAGGTAAAGATTGGTTAAATATGCAAGAATATAGCTTGACTAACTCTACCGAATGTAATATAAATTGATTTCCAAACATCAACAAGGAGTGTAAAACATGGAAACATTACCAGTTGTAAATTCAAATACAAATTTTGAAGATATTGCTAAACTAATAGGACAGGAAGAGCCATCAGGTTCTGCCACTAATATGTTCTATCTAAAAATAAACAGAGACCACGAAGATGATTCAGGTAATTCTTTACCTGCTGGTTCTTGGTCTGTGTCGCTACCCGATAAGATGGTGTATGCAAAAGAAATTGACTTTCAAGTATTTGCTCAAAGATATCAGTATCTTCACTATGATGCTGAGGTAAACGAGATGGTCAATAAATCTGTTATGGCTAAGAATTTATATCCACAAACAGAGATACCTGATATGCTAGGTACTTTCAGATGTGGGTCAGTTCCTGCTAGTCAGAGAGATACCTTGTCAGCTGATAAGGCTTTACAGCAAAAGGAGATTAAATGTTTCCGTATGCTATTTGGTAAAGCTACATTTCTTAATGCAGTTGATGAGACAGGTAAAAAGGTAGATGATGCAGTAGATGTTCCTATTCTATGGAGAGCAAGAGGCAGTAACTTTATGCCTATCTCTGTTCCTATGGATGCTTTGACTGCACAGAAGAAGCCTTTTATTTTCTATAAACTACGTGCTTCTTTGGATAAGAAGAAGAATGGTGGTTTGGTTTATTATGTTGGTAAATTTGATAATGCCCCAAAGCTAGTCGATTTTACTCCTGAGGACCAAGATACTTTAGCGTACTTTATGGATTACATAAACGGAGAGAACACTAAGGTTATCAAGGAATACGATAATTCACTGCGTAAGCAGGGAAGAATGGTAGACCAAGAAGCCACTACTGTTACCTCCGACGACGTTCTAAATGATGACTTACCTGAGTCATTAACAGGATGAACACAAAACAAGCCGCTATAGTTTCGTTCCTTTCAAAGGCGGTTAAGGGGGAGGCAGAAATGCCTCCTCACATCTTGGACGAATTTGCAGATAACTGTAGACAAGCATTAAATAAACAATTTAATGAACAGAGAGGTGACTTTAGATTACGTATGAGTAATGTAGGTAAACCACTTTGCCAACTACAGATGCAAGCAAAAGGTGTTAAAGAAGATACTCCTACTTACGATTTTAAGATGCGTATGGCAATGGGAGATGTACTAGAGGCTCTTATGATTGCAGTTATACAATCAGCAGGCATAGAGATAAAAAGTAAACATGGTAAAGTAAAGTTACCAATTAATAAAAAAGATTCTATTGAGGGCGAATTTGATATTGAATTAGACGATGGTATCTATGATATAAAGACTGCATCGCCTTTTGCATTTGAAAATAAGTTTAAGCCCGATGACGCGTACGATAAAATAAAAAGCTCAGATGCTTTTGGTTACATTACACAAGGTCATGGATATGGCATGGCTAGCAATAAACCTTTTAAAGGTTGGATTGCATTAAATAAATCTACTGGCGAAATAGCGATTGCAGAAGCAACGAACACAACAAAAGAAAAGGAGGAAGTTCATGCTAAAATCCAACACGCTTTTAAATCAATATCTAAAGGAAAGCCTTTTCAACGGTGTTTCACCGATGTCGAGGAAGTATTTTATAAGAAACCTACGGGCAATAGGACCTTGGGGATTGAGTGTAGTTATTGTCCCTACAAAACACACTGTTGGAAAGACCTCGAGTTCAAGAGGCAGTTACCGAGCAAAGGAAGAAACCCAAAGTGGGTCTGGTACACACATATCACAGACTCGTGGCGTGACAATGACGCTTCAGTATAAGGGTACTGATGGCTCACCTATTGCAAAAATAATTAAAATAAGTAGAGAGAGAGCCAATGCCTTTATCGAAGACCTCAACAACAAAGTCCCTTTTCCGAGCCTCGAAGCGGAAGGTCAAACAATCACCATCCCAGCAAACAACATCACAGAAATCCGTGTTGAAGAAGAAGAAGATGTCCACAAGGTCAGCGAAAGCCAAGGGAAGAAAACTTCAGACGTGGGTAGCTGATAAACTTCTAGGTCTACTTAAGAGTGTAACTGAATTGGATATTAAGTCTACTCCTATGGGAGTTAATGGAGTAGACGTTCAATTATCTACTGTTGCATATAAGCAGTTTCCGTACAATATCGAATGTAAGAATACTGAGAGAATGACAACCATCTATAATTATTATGAGCAAGCCATCAGTCACAAGCACTCTGGGGAGCCTTTACTTATTATAAAAATGAATAGGCAGAAACCCCTGGCTATCGTAGATGCAGAACATTTTATGGAGAAGGTCGCATGTCAGAAAACAAAATAAAATTAAACAAAGGTGATTCTGCTATTATAATCAGACACTTAGACGAAGGTTTTGATGTAGAGATTTACCATAGTCATGATAGAAATTTGTTGACAGAAGAAGACACTATGTTTTATGCTCTACTCACAAGGGGCATGGTGTATACTGCTGTAACAGATACCGACCAAGTCCTAGAAGATGGACGCTTAAGTATAAATGAAGAAACAACTAATTCACAAGTAACAATACATTGATGAGACATATGGAGTACATGAAGATGATGGAAGAAAAGCATAAGCCAAGACGTAGAATTATAGGCAGTCTAACTACTAAAGTTCACTCTAAAAAAGATTTAGAAGAACTTGAGAATAAAAATAAAACTGATATGGTCAATAGCCCTTCACATTATAATGAATTTGGTATTGAGTGTATTGATGCTATACAAGCTGCCACTGGTGCAGGATTTGAGAGTTACTTGCAAGGTAACATAATGAAGTACTTGTGGAGATATAAATACAAGGGCAAACCTCTTGAGGATTTGCAGAAAGCCGAGTGGTACTTATCTCGCTTAATTAGTACGGTGAAAAATGCCAAAATCAAAAATAACAATTAGAGTATCTGCAGAAGTAGATACAGAAGAATTTACACTAGACAAAGACGAACTTCCGTATATTATGGAAGATATGCTAAATGACCTATTTCATGAGATAATAGGTATGAAAACTAAAGATATAACTGTAAAGGTATTAAGATGAAAAGTAACATAACCCTACCAACGTATTACCAACAATTTATTCACAAATCTAGGTATGCTCGTTGGCTTGATAACGAAAATAGAAGAGAAGAATGGCATGAGACAGTAAACAGATATGTATCCTATATGGATTCACATCTTATGAAAAAACATAATTATGCTATGTCTGAGCAAGTTAAAGAAGATGTCACAGAGGCTATACTGCATTCTGAAGTTATGCCTTCAATGAGAGCAATGATGACTTCTGGTAAAGCATTAGAGAGAGATAATACTGCAGGATATAACTGTTCTTATCTTCCTGTGGATGACCCTAAGGCATTTGATGAAGCTATGTACATATTAATGTGTGGCACGGGCGTAGGTTTTTCTGTGGAGAGAGACTCTATAAACAAACTGCCCGAAGTTCCAGGTTTGTTGTTTGATACAGAAGAAACTATTATTGTTAAAGACAGTAAAGAAGGTTGGGCTAAAGCTTTCCGTAAGCTATTGGCTTTACTATGGGCAGGAGAGATTCCACAGTGGGACTTGTCTTTGATTAGACCTGCAGGTGCAAAGCTAAAGATATTCGGTGGTAGAGCATCTGGACCAACTCCCCTAGATAATTTGTTTAGGTTCACAGTTCAGGTGTTTAAAGAAGCTAAAGGTAGAAAGTTATCTAGCCTTGAGTGTCACGACCTTATGTGTAAAGTTGGGGAAGTGGTTGTGTCTGGTGGTGTAAGACGTTCTGCTATGATTAGTTTGTCTAACTTATCTGACGATAGAATGAGACACGCTAAGACTGGGGAGTTCTATAAGACTGAGCCACAGCGACAGATGTCAAATAACTCAGTTGCATATACAGAGAAGCCAGACCCTTACACATTCATGAGAGAATGGCTTTCATTAGCTGAGTCTGGCACTGGTGAAAGAGGTATGTTTTACCGTGGAGCGGCACAGAATAAAGCAGCTGAGAATGGTAGAAGAGATGCCGATTATGCTTTCGGTACTAATCCTTGTAGTGAAATTATATTACGTCCATACCAATTCTGTAATCTCTCTGAGATAATTGTACGTGGTACAGACACTGTTAAGGATTTACAAAAGAAAGTTCGTATAGCTACAATAATAGGTACTTTTCAATCTACCCTTAATCATTTTCCTTATTTACGTAAAATATGGAATGCTAATACTTCTGAGGAGAGACTACTAGGTGTTTCTATGACAGGTATTATGGACAATGCTATTACCAATGGTAAAGATGACAAGACTAACTTGGAGAAAGTACTAACTAAACTTAAGCAAGTAGCCGTGGATACTAACAAAGAGTTTGCTGAAGCTATTGGCATACCACAATCCACTGCTATTACTTGTGTAAAGCCATCAGGAACAGTTTCACAACTCACAGATTCTGCGTCTGGTATTCATGCAAGGCATAGCCAGTATTACATACGTACTGTTCGCGGAGATAAAAAAGACCCACTCACACAATTTATGATGGACCAGAATATTCCTTGGGAAACTGATGGGTGGAGCCAGAGTAATGCTGTGTTTAGTTTCCCAGTTAAGGCTCCTGATATGTGCATAACTAGAGATGATATGTCAGCTATTGAACAACTTGAGTTTTGGAAAGTGTATGCTATGCATTGGTGTGAGCACAAACCATCTGTAACTATATCTGTTGGTAAAGAAGAATGGTTAGAGACTGGTGCGTGGATATATAAAAACTTTAATATAGCTTCAGGCTTGTCTTTCTTACCAAGAAGTGATATGGTTTATGAGCAAGCTCCTTATCAAGATTGTAATGAGCAACACTATAAAGAGTTTTTAACTAAGATGCCTGAGTTTATTGATTGGTCAAAACTAGCTGAGTATGAGCAAGAAGATAACACTATAGGTAATCAAACATTGGCTTGCACAGCAGATAGCTGTGAAATAGTTGATATAGTTAATTAGGAGATAATATGGCTACTGTTGACAGATTTTTTGTACAAGGGCAGAGAGACTTTTACAGAACCAAGAAGACTAGGTCTATTATACATGAGTCCACTAACCCATTTAGCCCCTCTTCTTTTAGGGGGAAAGAATGGTTAAGAGGCTTTAACAAAAGTTACTTTAATAACAAGGAGAAGACAAGTGAGAGAGCTAGTAGTAAACGCACTAAAGTCTAAGCTAATAGGACAAATGAATGGGCATGCCGCCAACATAGAGGTTATGCTTAGCAATCCTGTAGGGTTAGGCGACCATGCTAATTTGGTAGATACTGTAGCAAAAGAACTTCAGGCTATGTCAGATATAAATGGTCAACTGAATACATTAGTTAGGTATTTTGAGCCTGCCAAAGAACAACAACTTCAAGAAAATAAAAAGGATAAATAATGGAGCCTTCTGTAGCCGACCGCAAGAAATTTGACTTGGACTTACAATATGGGAAAGTACGTGAACAACTTGTGGCAGATATGTTACAGGATAAGAAAATTGAGGTTAAATCCGAACGAGGAATGTGGCAAAAAACAGGCAATATTGCGATAGAGTACCAAAGTTATGGTAAGCCCAGTGGTATTGCCGCCACGGAATCGGACTACTGGTTTCACAACTTATGTGTAGGAAATGATACTTTCTGCACGTTAGTATTTGATACTAAGAGTTTAAAGAAAATAATAAAGAACCTGGATTCAAAGAAGTCTGTATCTGGGGGAGATAATAATGCATCAAGAATGTATCTATTAAATTTACAAAAATTGTTTTCTTCAGATGTTATTAAAACATTTGTTGATGAAGGTATTTGTAATTGATGGATATTGAAGCTTGGCAATGGTGGTTACTTACGGCAGTAACCATCAATACTATAATAAATTTAATAGTATTCTTTAGAGGAAGAAAAATAAAAGATGTCGACAAAAAGAATTGAATTAATAAATGATTTAGACTTAGACCTTTCACTAACCTTGAATGGTATCGGTGCTATTATTGCACCTGAAAATGACGACCCCTCCTTCAGCGAATATCATTGGGATGAACTCATTGATACTCTTATAGACAGCCACACGATAGCCGTCCTTAGAAAAAGCGATGTACGTATCAGCGGCAGTAGTAAAGAGTTTTTAATCAGAGTTGCAAAACAACTACGTTCACAAGCTCACAAGATAGAGCAGAGACTTAATGGTATGGAAGTTATAGATAAGAATTAAGTAGCACCCATCTCTTCTTCACTTTTTTCTTCGAAGCTAGGGATTGGCATGTACTGAGAGTACAAGTCTATTTCTGTTTTGTTAAGTCTCTCTAGTAGAGCTTCTTTTTCTGCCGCAGTCTCACCAAGATTAACCTCAAGAAAAGTAAACGGATTATCTTCATCTGGTCTAATTACCTTAGGCTCTAGTCCTAAACTTTCTAGTGCCTTTATTTTGTATTTCCCATATTGCACTGAAAAACCTAAATTCTTTTGTTTAACTTCTCCATCACTATTTGTATAAGGCATTTTAGATACTAATTCATCTAACTCCCTATCGCTTGGCATTCCGTATTTTAAGTAGAATGGGTTATATTTTCTCTCTGCATAATATGCTAAGGGGGATGACCCTACAGGAGGTTTAAAATATTGTATTATTCTAACTCTGTTAGATGCATCAACTAACGCCTGAAGATATTCTTCATCGTTATATCTAGAGTTAGAAAATAAACTGTCAGTTTTTTGAAAGTGCTTGTATATATTTTTAGACTTTTCTTTACTGAATAAATCTAAAATTTCTTGTGTGTTTGAGTACTTGTTGTATGATGTCATAGTTACCCCCGAGAGAGCGACCTCGTGTTTTCTAGTAAAATTATCAACAAAATACTTTGCAAATTCTCCGTTTCTATCTGTCATATCTTCTTTTATAAACTTTCCTACTAATTCATCAAGATTAAATTTTTCATTATATAAATTCCAAAATTTTTGAAATGCATTTCTTTCTTGAATATTACTTTTCTTTGCTAAATCTGGTAACTTATTAAACATGTTAGTTAGTGTTCCTAACTCTTCAAAATCTTCTGTTACTAGTTTATATAGAGCTTTATCACTTGTAGATATTTTACCTTCAAACGGGCTTTCTAAATATCTTTTACGAGTAACCGCATCATCAAATACTCCAACATTCCAACGTGCTAATTCAGCCATTGTAGTAAACGTATTAAACTGTAATTTATCAAAGCCATCTTGTATAGCCTGTTTTACATTGTGTAATGTGCTTATCTCTATTAATTTATCAGGGCGTTTTTGTAAGTTAGCAAACGCTTTACTTGTGGCGGTATCTGAATATGCAAAAGCACGAGTTGTATCTATTTCTTCATCTAAGTTATGAGCAAATTCAAATCGTTCCATTTGTTGCTCTGGGGTGAGTATTGCATCCCCTCTTTGCTGCATTCTCATATTCTCTAACATTATCTCTGGAGATTTGAATTGAGATTTCTTAAAAGTATCAAATTGCTCTTCCCCTAATCTTTTTATTCTTTTTCCTTTGCCCCAGTTTAATTCTATTGACTTTAACCTATCTCTAAGTTCTGAAGGAAAATTAACAGATGTCAGTGACTTAGGATTCCCTGCAGCACTTGCTCTATATAATTTGTATAACTCTGGTCCTTTTAAGTCGTTCCATGATATTAAGTCTCGTATATTATTAATAACACCTGTGTCATTTATTATAGCTGATGCTTCCCCATCTATATCTAGAATTTGGTTGGTATTAATAGCATCTTGTATTTCATCAAGTCTATCTGCTGCAGGAGTGACAGGTACAGGTTCAAACATTCCTGTTTCATTGTTTAATCTTATCTTAGGGCGAGAGGCAAATCCAGGAACATCCTGTAATTTATATTTTGAAGTTAACTTTTGAGTACCTAAAATTAAACTCTGCGCATCAATTTTAGCTAACGTGTGTATATAATCAATTAAATTTTCTATTGTAACAGGCTCTCCTGCTCTTCCTTTAAACTCTTTTACAGTTTGAGAAAATTCACCAACCCCAGTATTAATATATATATTAGGCAGTTGGGAGTTTACTTCTTTTGAAAGTCCTGGAAGAAACATCTCCCCTGTTATAGGCTTCATATTTACAGAAGAAAAACTGTTATGTATTGCTACTTTAGCATATTTGCTAATAGAATCTTCTATAGCTCGCAGTATTTTAGTATTACTTGAGGAGCTATCTAATAAATTTGATACTGAAGGAGTTCCTTTTGCATAATCTTGAAAAACTTCTTCACCTTTGATGAATTGTAATACATCATCTATGGTCATTCTATTATTTTCTATGCCCCCACGTAATAATGTACCAAAATTGCCACTGTCTTTAATGCGTGCCTGCAAAGAAATATTTGGCACAGGTACTAACTGTAGTAACGCATTTATTTTTTGCATTCTTTGCTTAAAGGTTAACAAGCTTTCAACTGTTGAGGAATTGAGAATACTTAAATTTTTAGGATATTGGACTATGAAGTCTCCTATAAAATCATCTTCTTCCGTTCCAGATTTTATGCCATAGTTATTAAAACCTGCAGTGCTTTCATCATAAATTGATGCATCTTCCCCACCCCTAGTAATTTTTTCAAGTCGTACTTTTTTAGAAGAATCTAGCATACCATAATCTTCTAAGTCTCTCATTTGTGAGTAAGCACCAGGAAGCTTTGCTAATGGAAACCGTTGGGAATCTCCAAATTTAGACGCAATCTCTTCTCCTGTAAACGGATGTACAGTGTCCTCAGCTAACTCTTTTAGCTCTAAACTCCTTACATGCCCATACAAAGGTGCATCTCCTTCCCCACCTACGACTCCAGGATGTTTATAGGTTTTTGAAAGACCATAAGGACTAGTTACTCCCTTTGCTTTTAATCCAACGCCCTGTTCTGAGAAGGCTACTTTAAATGCAGGTATTCCTCTCTTGTATCCCACACTCTCAAATCCATTCTTCTCAGGATACTTACTAAAATATGCAGCTACATTATCAATAAAGAAAGGGCTTTTCTTTGTTTCAGATACACCAAGACCACTTAGGTCTTCTTTCATCATTAAGTCTTTTACTCTTAACACAGGTAAATTCTTAGGATTTCCCTTTGCAAGTGCTTCTTTTATAACTTTACTATTCTCAGGTAGGTTTGTATCAAACTCAGGAAGCGTAATTTTTACCTCTGTTCCATCATTTATAAATTCTCCTTTGGGATACTGCTCACGTAATTCTACGGATTCCTCCAACGATAAGTTTTTTTTGTTCGTTGGTTGAACTTTAAATCTATCTTTTATATCCACACCTTTTAACTCTAAGGCATCTTTAAGAAGTGCTTTACCAGTCTCATCACTATTTTTCTGGATATTAGCTACAATACTTTTAGTTAAGTAAGATTCTGGGTCAATCCCTTTCATACCTTTTAAGTTAAACCCAAAGCCTGAACCTAAGGAACCTGAAGGCTTTACTAAAGGATTAGTAAATTGTGCAGCTCCTGCAAAACGCAATAATCCTCCTGCAGTAGGTCCAGTTTCACTTGGTCCAGTTAAACTAAAGAAGGGTAGATTATTTATATCTGTGGGTTTATCAGGTGGGGGAGCTATAGGACCATCTGTTAAACCTGGAGGAGATATGGGTGTGAAATCAGATGTATTAAGAGACTTCAACAATTCTCTTGGACTCATCAGTCCTAAGTTAGGAGGGGGTTTGCTTGATAAGGATGCTTTATAGTCTTCTTTTTGTTGAGCAATATCTAATTGTTCAGCTATGAGTTTATCTTTTATAGCTGTATTACTTTGTGTGTAGAGACCAGGGAGTATAGGTAATTTTTCATTATAGTCCAAAGATAGTCTAGGACTATAAGACTCTTCTAAAATAGTTTTAGTAAGACCGAGAGCACCAGCTTTCTTTTGTTTTTTAGTGGCAGCTTTGCGTCTTTTTATAAAACCTTTTATATCTTCTTCAGTTAGCTGTAAGTCTTCTGCAGCACGAGAGGGAGAACCTATACCAGAGTAATACATTTCCTCTGCTATAGGAGATAAATTCTTTTTAATATTTTGAAGAGGGCTTCCCGGCTTAAATTCTACCATTATTGTACCTGTAGTGTTTGAGTTTGTTCCCTTAAACTTTTTATAGTTTTATCAAGTTCTGGGGAATTATTCATCATCCGATTTGTCTGGTCAGACTCAGGACTACGTTGGGTTCCTACAGTAAATCCAGCAATTATATTACCGATTGCTCCCGCCCCTGTGAAGTATCTTAATAACTTTTTAGATTGTGTTTGAGGTTTACCTATGCCAGTCATAGCATCCGAGAATGCTTTACTAGCAAATAACTTAGCAACTCTACCTTGAGCACTTAATCTTGCCATACCAGATATAAATTTCTTTGGGTCTAGCGTAAACATGTTACCAATAATCTGTGCACCCGCTAATGCTGAACCAGCATCTGCACCAGCAGTCTGTATTACACTGACATAATTCTGCATACCTGATAATAGTTCTTTGTCTGTAGAAGTTAAAATTTTATTAAAAATACCAGAACCATCCAGTTTTGTTATAATTTGATTTAATGCTGAAGGGTCTATAATGAGGTCCCCAACTTCGGAGTAAGCACTATTTTTTTCTGTTACCTCTTTGTATACACCACTTTGTTTAGAGAATACATAATCAAGCAATCCTGCTCTCATATTTTCTATTTCTAATTTTTGTTGAGGTTTAGGCATCTTACTTACTATGTCCATCATAGTATCAACTGTTTTAGTTAAATCTAATTCGTTTCCTTTGGCAACAATATTATCAAATACAGTTTTCAATTCTGTATTTTTAATACGTGAACCAAGAGCTAATTGAGAAGCTACATCAGCACTTTCAAGTTTTGCTATTGTTTCTAAGTCTTTAAATATTGATGCTTTGTTTATACCTAAACTTTGTATTTCCCTAGGACTATAAGATTCAATATATTTCTTTATATCTGCTGCAGAATCAATTTTGACTCCGCTCACATCTGCTGCACCTTTTAGCTTATTACTTATAATATCAGCAAAAGCTATTTTTATTTTAGACATAGGACCAATAGGGGTATTTTTCCCTTTGAAGTTCTTTAATATATAGTCTTCTTGGAATGCTATATTACTAAGAGTCTTCTGTACAGGTTGCTTTCTGCCTCCTGACCCAGGGGCTATGCCTATAGCTTCTGGTATAGTTGTACCCTCATCACCAGTCTTGGCAGCTATCCTAGATTGTATCTGCACTCCTGTTTCTGTTACTTCAAAGGTTTTCTTATAAAATGCATTAGCACTTCCTATTAGTTCCTTTAGTCCCGTAATAGCAGGTTTATTTTTAGGTGTAATCGGATTAGCTATTTCTTCCAATAGCGCTGTTCTTAATCCTTGTGTAAAAGAAGCTAATTGTGGATTGGCGGCTGTACCAACATCTTTACCAAATACTCCTTTTGACATTTGCCCTAACAACACGGCATATCCATGTAATAATTGAGCAGGAGTTTTTATTTCTATATCATTAGTTTCTAAGTACTTTGCGTATTCGGGGTGATTTTTCTTTAGCTGTATAACAGCTTTTTCTACACTTTTTCCTGAAAGAACTCTAGTTTTACCACTAAGCGCACCTAAGTTCATTAAATCAGCTACTATAGAGTCTACTTTAGGTTCTCCTGTAGCTATGGGAGTGCTCCCAGCTTGAATAGGGCTTCCTGCAGTTTGCTTACTAACAGGAACAGTAGTTTTCACTTCTCTGCTTACAAGTAAGCTTCTTATCTTCTCTAGGTTAAAAGAGCTATTGCCTATCTTATCAAATATATCTTTATACATACCCCTGGATTCAGTCATACGTAAATTAAAAAATAAATCCTCTAATTCATTTAATTTTAGCCCTAATCCTTCATAATCTACAACAGTCTTTCCCTCTTTCATATTCTTAAGCATAGTACCCATGCCTGCCATAGCAGACCTGAATTGAGAAAAGTTGCCTGCTCCTATGTTACCTCTAAACTCTTTAAGATAATTAACAGCACTCTGCATCTGTGAACGAAGCACTTTAGGTATAATCACAGAAGTTTGTTCAGCTAGTGATGCCAACCTAGATATTTTTTTATCCATAGTTCTCTGCGGAAGAATAGTTGGAACTAATCCTTTTTTATCTGCAAAATCTTCTGCTTTAATTGCAGATTCATAAATGTTACTACTTTCAGGTGTAAAATTTTCTCTAAGCCTGCCTAAAGAACCTTTTAGTTTATCTACTAAAGCTAATGGAAATGATATCACTGTGCCAAATATACCACGTAGTTCCATATTAAATTCTTCCTGAGATATATCTGCTTTTTTACCCATTAGTTTTTTAAATGCTTCTCCTGCTTTTGGGTCAGTTATTATCTTTTTTACATTCTCCACAAATGAACCGAACTCTTCAGCATCTTCTCCTCGCAACCCAAGTTGCTCTTGTATGAACTGTCTGCCTCTTTCTGCACCTTTGTTAGTTGTATATAACAAGTACCCTAATCCCGCTATAGCAATTACAGGAGCAGCTACGGCTCCTACTAAAGCAGGAGTTAAAGCAGCTAAAGATGTTAATGCTGTTGTTGTTAGTATAGATGTTCCAACTGCAACTGAATCAGATACTACTTCATACCCTAACATAGGAAAATATTTTTGTACGTAATCAAGAGTGTTTTGTGTTGGACTCGTAAAAGGTGTAAAACTACCGTCAGCCTTCTTAAGACTTACATAATATTTATCTTGAAAGAAATCAGCATCTTTATCTTCAATAACTTTATAATTACCTTCTCCTACTTGTGCTTTTAGGGCATTTTCAAATTGGTCTTTATTATCAGCAAAGCCTGTTATAGCTTGACCATCAAAGCCTAGTATATTAGACACTTCCTCATTATTCATCTCAAAAGTGCCCCCCATATCAGTAGCAACTTTTGATATACGGTCAATACGTGCAGCGTCCATTTTTTCTTTATTACGTTGCACAGCATCAGCATCCATTGTTTTCATTTCAAATGGTGTGGCATCTCCGCCTATGCCAAATGGCAGCTCAAAGGGACCAACATAAGGTTCATTAAATATAGGCTCAAGGTCTGGTTTTTTTTCAGTGACTGCAATGCCTTGAGGAACTTGAGCAGTAGTACCCATTTGATTCTGTAAACTTTTTATAGTCTTATCTAATTCATTATCCATTATGTTCTACTACCGCCTGCTTGAAGTAAGAAAGGATTAGCTGTTGCTCTCTCTTTATAATCATCTAGGCTTTTATAACGAGGGTCTAAAGATGCTTGATATGCTGCAACAGAGTTTTTAGCTAATATCATGGCTTGGGCAACCTGCCTTTGCATTGCTGGGTCTGCTGAAGCAACATTTAATTGTTGAGATTTCACCAATTCATCAAATACCATCTTTGCCACTGAAGGTTTATTAATTGCCAGTACCTCATCTTCTCCCACCTCTATTATTTTCATGCCTCCTGGCTTACCAGCACCTGTGTTAACAGCAAAAGCACTAGCCATAGATGTTACAAATTGTCTTTCTAATCCTGTTATAGCAGCCATTGCACGTGTGCTACCTATAGTTTTGTCATTTAGTATACCTAAATACTTTTCAATTAATACTTTATCTTGGTCAGATATTCTAGGGTCTTTAAATATAGCATCTTTTGCCCCTTTAAAGAATAGTATAGCACTTTGTAAAGAATCTTGCAACTCTCCACCTCCCAACGCATCAGATAGTACATTGGCTCCTGCCATATCACTGAAGTCTGTGAGCTTCATTCTTAACTGTCCAATAAAGTTAAATGCGTTAGGATACTTAGCTAAAGTTTTTCTTATCTTACCAACTCTTTCAAGGTTGCCGTAGTTTGTTTTTATTAACTCTTCGTTGTCTCCTTCTATTGTTGCACTTGGAGCAGCTAATTTACCACCTACATATCTAGGTATAGTTTCAAGTCTAGGTCCGTCTTCACCATACATTATTATTCCCATCTCTCCTTTTGCACCTTTTTGTGGTGGGTTGAGGACTGCTTGTTCTGCCAATGCTCTTAGTTCTGCTTCAGATTTATTTTCATTCCCTGGTTGGGAACGTATGACATTTATCATACTACTTAATCTCTGTTGGAACGGGCTACCGCCTGAAGGAGGACCTGATATTCCTTTAGATAATGCTTCTGGAGTTGCTCTTTGAGTTACATTCAACTCTGGCATATCAAATGTATTTGATAATACTTTTTTAACTTGGTCTACTGGTAAGTTACTTCTTTGAGCAAACATCTCGACCACTTGGTCTGGAGAGTAAAACTTAAATAAATTTTTAAATGAATTAAATACGGAATCATTGGATGCATTTTTAGGAGCAATATCCACAGATTCTGTTTTAGTAACTTCTGGCATAGCAACTGGGGCTAATTTATCAACATCAACTTTAGATACAGGTATATTATTATTATAAGATGACAACATATTTGTAACTATTTTACTAGCTTTATCTACGCTTTTGCCACTTAACTTATATGCTTGTTCAGCTATACCTGTATCAACATTAAAAGATGCAGCTATAGTTTTTATTTTGTCTGCATCCGATAAAGCCGCTTTTTGTTTTTCTTGTATAGAGGAAGCTCTAGCATTATAAATCTTGCCTATATTATCCATACGTTCAACAGCATTTTGCATCGGAGCCTCTAGTCCCTGTTGTAATACAGGTAATGCCCCTCTCATTATACCACCTAGTGTTATTCCCATTACATAGCTCCTTGTTTAGCCATTAGTCCTTGAGGCTGTTCCATAGGAAGTTCCTCTGTATTATCTTCTTTCATTTTATCTGAAAATCCTTTTACTGATTCTGCCTCGAAATCACCTTTATCTTTCTTAAATTGCGCTATCTGTTGTAATCCTTTGTCAATCATAGAATCTTGATTCTTTATAACTTTATAATCTACTCCAGCCTGTTCCGATAAATGCATAATTAACATAGTCAAATCCTCACCAACTAGTATAGCTGTATCAGGGGTCATAAGTCCTTCAGAGAATCCTGCTAATAATAAAGAATCTACAATAGTAGCAATAGGTATCTGTGCATCAACTAAACTTATTAATTTATCCGCTGTAGCATCCTCTTCAAATTTATCCATAAAGTAGTCCATAACTTCATCTGGACTATTTAACATTGCAGGTTTATCCCACGGATAAATACCTGGAGTTTTAGTTAAAGATTGTCCTGGGATAGCAGTATCGAACGAAGAGCGTTCTTTACCACTAGGAAGTGCCATAGTGTCGTTTAATTGAATATCCATTTTTATGCCTTAGATGTTAGTAGACCTAGTTGTTTTTTGAGGATAGAGTTATATATACTTTGAGGTCCATACGCTCCTGTGTTTACAGCAGCAGGTTTAGATTTCTGTCCATAGTAGCTAGACCTTCTTCTTTGAGGTCTGCCAAATTTTTCATATATGTTTACGTCTGGTGGAGTTTTTAATGCTTCTTGTTTTGGAAGTTGGCTGCTTTTTCCAAACTTACTCATTACTAAATTGGTAGCTATTGGTGCGATAAGGCTCATCATCTTTAGGTTTTCCTAGCTTGCGTTAATTGCTGCAATACCTAAAGCAGATATGAAACCACCTATAGCATTAGATGATTTCTCATCTAAGTATTGATTATATAAATCAGAAGTAACATCTGCGTCTAGTATTGCCATAGCATAATTAAATGCTCTATCTTGTGAGTTTTCAGCAGAAGTATATGCATAATCTGCCTCATCTCTGTATTGTTGCCAAATGTTATTTAGTGCAGTATTAGATATGTTAAGATAATTAGCTGCATTTAATTGATTAGCTGCATTTACCGCAGCAGTATTAGCAGTGTTAACATTTCTACGCCATGTGGCGTTAGATTGTGCAATCTCTATAGCATTTTTAGTATTAAATTGCTCCCTACTATTTTGCATTGTAGCACGAAATTGATTTAATGCATTTGCTTGCCCTGAGTTAAACTGTTGTTGTGCATTAAATTGACTTGAGTTTAACTTATTTATATCAGCAGTCAAAGACTCAAAGAATTGATTTACTTGATTCTGGCTTGTAGCATTAAAGTTTTGTGCTGCATTCTGTGCAGCTTGGTCTGATAATAAAGACTGTAGCTTCGCTTGTTGGTTCAAAACTTCTGTCTGCTGTGAATTAGTCAAGTTAGACATATCCATTTGCATAAAGTTTTGAGCATTCATAACTTGTGCTTGTTGTCTATTATTAAGATTTGCCATATCCATTTGAGCAAAAGTTGCAGCATTAGATAAGGCGGTTGCTTGTGAGTTGTTTAAATTTTGAAGATTAACTGTTTCCATAACCTTCGCATTTGCAAACACACGTTGTTGCTCTTGAGTAAAGTTCACGTTAGCGGCTTCAGCATATTTTTCAGCGTTGAGGATATTTGCTTGCTGTTGGTTGGAGAGTGATTGTCCAGCTAGAGCGGCTTGAACTTGCATCTTTGCAAGAGCGGTTTGTTGTCTATTGGAAGTATTAGCCAATGACACATTTAAGTTATTTTGAGTATTTGTTAAGTTAGCCTGCTGTTGATTGTCCATTATCTTTACAGCAGTTTGGTAGTATGTCTGGGCATCAGCTGTTGCTATTGGTACAGAAGCTTCTAATACAGCTTGTGTTATAGCTGCTCCAGCCATTGATGATGCAGCGAGTCCTCTTTGAGCCATCTGTGCAGTTGCATTACGAACTATTCCAGCAGCCCACGCTGGTACTTGACCATTATCAAATTGTTGGGATATACGAGTAAGTTGTCCTTGGACAGTCATATCATCTGTGACTGTCATAGTTGCACCTTGTACATTACTTACAAAGTCTGATTGTGCCGCTGTGGTATCACCTAAGAAAGATGTGTCTGCTACAGCACCAGATATAACTTCTGGTGAGGTTACTGCTCTTGCTGTAGTGCCTGCTTGATTAATTTGTCCCTGTGCAACTCCTTGTTGTGCTTGTGCTTGTGCATCAGTAGAAACTGTGCCTTGTTGTCCTGTTGCTTGTGCTCCCTGGGATACAGTTCCTTGTTGTGCAATTGCAGTTGGTGTTGTTGTTCCTATTAAGCTAGGGTCAACAGTAGCCGCAGGAGATACTGTTGGACCTGTTGCCATAGCAGTTTGAGCTTGAGATATAGGTACATCAGGTGTTCCTTGAAGAGCATATGCCTCTGGAGATATTTCTTCTCCTGGTTGTATGCTTTGTGATTGAGGAGTATATTGTCCTTGGGCAGGCATCACAGGGTTAGTAACCTGTTTACCCATGTATTCATCTACATTTTCATTGGTGGTTGTTGCCATATCTCTTCCTGTACTACTATTACCGAATGTACTAAAATCAAAGTTTGGTGAACTAGGGTCTGTGCCCTCTCTCATTGCCTTATCATAAGCTTCTCTACTTGTATAAGAACTCATCTGTACACTGCTTACTTCATTACTATTGCGACAACCAAAGCTACCACACCTAAAGTTCCCACCATAGACATAGCTTCTATTCGCCACATTCTTTTGTCTAAACCTTCTAGTTTATC